GCCGCTTTACGCCTGCCACTGTGATCGCAGATAGCGCATTGACAAACGATGTGTATGTCATCGGCTCAATCTCCTGTACGGTGTCAGCATCAGCCGAATGTCGCTCGGTATCTGCGCAGGTAAAATCGTGCTATTGCCTGCAATGACCGCTCTATCCAAATCGCCTGCGTTGTCTTTCTGCCGATAGATGTAGGCGGCTAGACGCTTGCATACGTGCACAACGTCGCTCGGTGCGCTTGTACTGTATGCCCATTTTCCCGTGATGGAAATAGCGTTTTCACTGTCACCCGCTACCGTTGCTGTCCACACCTTGCCAGCCGATGCCTTCAACCGAATTGCGTAATATGGCGTTTCATTGCGTGGCTCTGTGACGTAGTGCGAATTTGATATTGTTGTGCCGTCACCATTCACAATCGATGTAATGGCGCATAAGTCGCTATCTACTGTCAGCGTGTAACCATCTACATCACGTTGACTATCGAATGTACGCACAGTGTCGGCTGTTGCCTCGAATGTGCGTGCGCAATAGCTATCAATGGTGCGCTGTGCGGCGGCAAGCAATGTCAACAACATCGCATCGTCCGTTGCACCCGTCACGCCTAGATATTCTTTCAGTTCGTCTACGCCACAGTAAGCCATTATTTCGCTCGCTTTGTACTGCGCTTCTGTCTATCGTTGGCTGCTGTATCTTCCTCGACTTCCGCTGGCTCTGCTCGTTTTTCGTCTAATAGTGCCTGTGCGGTTGCTGCGTCAAACTCGGCAACCGTGCCAGCCACATAAAAGATTTCTTTTGTCAGCTTGCCACGAAAGTCCTGAAGAAATTTCACTTTAACCATATCGCTTATGCCAGTGTCGCACCGATGTTACTTGTTACGTACCAGTCAGCGTTATAGGCAACCAGTGTCAATCCGTTGCCTTTCGCCAAACCGAATGTAGCAACATCGCCGGACGTACCCAAGTCATTCATACCAGTCGTTGACACCGTGACGGTATGCGCTGCGGCTGTCGTACTGACAATCACAATTTCCACACCGTCGTGTGTGGTAGCGGTTGGTGCAGCCAGTGTCAAGGCTGCGGCGCTTGCCTTCGTGATAAAGACGTGCTTTCGTCCACGTGTCGGAATCGTAATGGCTCCGTCTGCGCTCGCAACGTCAAATACCTGTTTGAAATCGCTATTGTCAGCCGTGCCGATTTTTAGATTGAGTAAACTAGACATTTCTATTTCTCCCGTTTCATGGTGTTAGGCGGGAGGACTCACCCAACACACCCAATCATTAAAGTGTCACGTTGTACGAAATCGCAGAGGCTTCCGTATCACGGTTAATCAAGCCGACACGCATCATACAAACAATGTCGGTGCTATCGCTGATAGCGTCTCGCTGCGTCTCGAAGGTCATCATGCGTTTGTAACCCAAGCGCCATTGATCCCAACGCACAGCCAGAATGCTGCCTGTAGTGTTGTTGGCTGCGGTGTTTAAATCAACCTTGCCGCTTGTGTTAGCCTTAAATCCGTAGGTTGTATCTTGATTGGCTCGGTGCATGTTAGCTGAAGTGATGATGTTGTGACCGTAGAGATTGACCAAATAGCCATTCTCAATAGTTGGCGCAACGAACACGTCTCGGCTCTTCACTTCTGCCAGTTCCAAGCTCTTCCAGTGCGTCCACATATCGACGATAAAATCAACCTGGTCTTTCTGTGCGGCATTGCGCCCAGCCAAGCCCATCAACTTTAGAGTTTCAAGGTAGTCTTCAACAGTCAACGTTCCTGCACTGCGGCTATTGCTTGTGTTGGTGACAAGTGCCAGCTTGCGGAAACCGTTCATCAGCAAATAAGCTTCATTGCCTGTCGGAGTGCCGCCGATGCAGTTGATGTTTGTGGTTGCGCTTGTGTCAGTGTCGCCATCAATGACCAGATGTTCCATGATTTCAGCGGCTTCCAGCGTCAAATCTCGGCGCATTTCCGAAACCCACGGAATCAGTGAATCTTCCTCAAGCTCGCCAGTGTAGTTGATAGCTGCGCCCAATTTCGACACGGTAAGAGTCTTACTGCCCGTGCCTTTCTTGGTTGTAGTGATAGTTGGCGTAACACGTCCAGGGTTAGCATCCTGTGCGCTAGCCTGTGCCACCTTATAGAAAGTAGGTGCGGTTCCATTCAACGGAATCACAACGGACTCGCTACCCTGTGGAACGCTAATCGTTGGAATCTTTGCAACGATAGGGGCGGCAAGGCGAATCTTGTCCCAAAGCTGTGTTGAGTAAGTGACACCAATCCATTCATCGCCATAGTTGGCGAGGGTCGATTGGTTCAACTCGTTTGCCTTCATGGGCATGTTAGCCATCTTCATAGCCGACTTGCTAGCTACGAATTGATTATCTTTGTCTTGCCCTTCTGCGATCTGGATAGCGATGTATTTGCGAAGGTCTTCGCTAACACCGTTACCATGTCCAGACTTTCGTGCAGCCGACACAAAGCCAGCCAGCACAGCGGCGTCGGTTGCGTCCAAATTGTCGTACTTAGCGACATTGCCGAACTTGGCAACGTATGGCGCATCGCCCCCACCAGGCAGGCGGCGAGCTTCTGCGGCTTCTGCCTTAGCTGCGGCAACCTGTGCAGCGGCTTCGTCTTTTACTGCCTTGACAGCGGCTTCCACCTGTTCGGCTACCGCTTTCTTCTGCGCTTCCTCGGCATTTCGTTTGTCTTGTTCTGCCTTCAGCGCACTGGCTACGCCATCGGCAACCAGTTTTTGAATTTCATTAATTTCCATTGTCTTATCCTCACTTTTGATACTGCTCACTTCACGCTGTTGGCTATTTGCTTCCACATCCGAACCAAGCGAACCGTCGCCCGCTTCTACGCCGTCTGTCTCCGAGCTTTCACCTATATCAACAGGTAGGACTAAGCCTGCCTGCTCATACACTGCTTTAGTCATTGGTAATGCAACTGCGTAACTGTTTGCTGGCCGTTTACCGTTTTCAATGCTGAAAATTGACAATTCAACATTAGGCCATTCAAGAATGTGACCATCTTGGTATTGTCCAGGCGTCAATCGCTTGATTAATTGACCTAAACCATTAACCAACTTGCTATCTTTAACCTTGCGCACCAAATGCGCCACGCTTCCACTACTCGCACGCAATAAACCTTTTAACGCTGCGTTCCATAGTTCTTTATTTCTATCTAACGCCTGATCTAGAATGACCTCGTACCAAACGCCCTGATTGTCAACCCACCGTTTTACAGACATTCCGATATACTCAGGAGTGCCAGAAGGATTCCCGCTATCGTCGTAGCCGTGATAGTGGACGGCTACAGGCAATCCGAATTTATCCTCGTGGAACTTAGTAGCCGTATCGAAGAACTCAAGGTCACTATCTTTTCCTCCGTTTTGCCCGCTCCACGGATTGCCAAGAACCTTTAATCTCCATTCGCCTTTGTCGTTTTTTACAGCATAAATTTGTGTTTCCAAGTCAACCTGTCCTTAACAAATCACGCAAAAAGTGCTATAATTCTAGTTGTCGAGGGCGTGTATTTGTTGTCAATTGATACGGAATTTGATATAGTTTTCCAATCTTCTGTCACCAATGGCGCGCCCTCGACAAGCGTATCTATTGATAAGTGACAGGAGATTTTTTTATGAAAGAAATATGGAAACCAGTTGTCGGCTACGAGTCCGTTTATGAAGTCAGCAATATCGGAAACGTAAAACGTGTATTGCAAAAAAAGGGTACACAATCTGGTAGAATTCTTAAGCCACGGAAGATGACGAAGACTACCTACTACTACGTGAACCTTTGGCACAAAAACCAAGGGAAAAGCATCTGTGTTCACGTGCTTGTTGCTGAAGCTTTCCTTGGAAAACGAATTGGACATCTCGTCGTTAACCATAAGAACGGGAACAGAACTGACAATCGAGTCGAGAATCTCGAATGGATTACTCAGAGCGAAAATATTCGTCACGGATTCTCTAACCTTGGCCGCCCTAAAAGTGACAGCGGAGAAAAGCACGCTCGAGCAAAACTTAAGAATGCCGACGTATTGAAAATTAGAGAACTTCATGCAACAGGAAAGTATACAAACGTAAAGCTTGGAGAAATGTTCAATGTTGATCCAAGAACAATCAGCCAGATTCACCTTATGCAGAACTGGAAAAATATTTAGTTTTTTTACTGCCCTAATCAATCCATCCATGATTTTTTACCAAACAAAAACGGCGCAATCTATAGGAGTTGACTCCTACAAATTGCGCCGTGAGTGTATACACTAAAGGCTATTTATTCGCTTGTCCGACCTATATACTTCTATTTTCCAGAACGCTCTTTTTTATTTGACTTTGGTTTTAATCCTGCCGCCTTTCTTTCCTCCGGCGTCATCTCTCTGATTTTTCCATTGTCAAGTTTTAATCCTGTTTCTGGCTTCGGTATTGGTATTACTCCATACATGATTACACCTATTCCCGCCTACCGTCTATGCAACTGCTGCTGCTTTCGTGTCGGCAATGGCTCTAATCCTAACAGTTTGCGTACATGCTGTAACCTGCTCAGTAAAGCCTGATGCTCCGACAGTAAATCTTGGCGACTTACCCAAATTCCATCGCCTGAACTATTCGTAATTATACCATTGTTTCGTGTAAGTTCCAAGCTGTTATTCACTATCTCAACGCCTCACTTATTGCATTCTCAAAGTCTCGCACAATCGTTCTGTACTCGGTGTCCACAACGTATCTATCAGTCTGCCACAATCCACGATGGATGCGTGCTTGAAATTGATATGACTGCACTAGTGGTGCATATGATGCGTTATTTCCGACTTTGCCCTGAATACCACCGTTTAGGCTAGTAACCCGACCTGACCATCTCTTGCTTAGATTTTCGGACGTTCTCTTTTTGCTCCACTTGAATCCATAACCACGAATGTAATTACTTCCTGGTCTTTCGGCTGGGTATTCTCGCATTCTGTGTAAAATTCGTGTCACTGAACGTTCCATCGGCTGGCGCAAGTGCTTCGTACCTTCCACTTTACCAAGCTTCTGAATAAGTGTGTCTATGCCTTTGATTTGAATTGATACACTCATACCCATCTTCCTTCAAATGGCGAACAGATAGGGCATACCCGCTCATCTTTACTAGTACGAAATACCCAATGTCCTTTATTCTTGTCGTCAATTGCAATACTGAGCCAACATCGACAATTTACGTGAGTGTTTTCAGGTGGACGGATAGACGGTTGATGGTCGATCACGCCACTCTCAATGCCTGCCGCAACCGTCCCCTGTGCCGCCGCTCTCGTTACTTCCGTCGCGGCGATTCTTTCGGCTCGCTTTCGTCCGAATACAGGCTCTAAGTCTTGTATCAATTGCTCTAATGGTTCCCCATTATCGAACCACCGTGCAACTGTGCTACCAACTAGCCTGCCCGATGTAACCGCCATTTGTTCTAGCAATGTATCTGTGTACGCAATCGCCCAATCTCTAGCGGATGTGTGCGCAAGTAGGTAATCAAAACCGATGCCGACACTCTCCAATTGCGCAATGCCGATACTCACACCCAAGTCGGCGCTATCAATCAACGCTCTACTTACCGCATCCCGTAACGCTTGCTCTTCTCGAAATGCTCTCTGAATCCGACTTGCTTCAATGTTCGGGTCCATGAATGCGCCGCCAAAACCATCATAGCCAGCCGGATAGAGCGTGTTCACCATCTCGGTGAATGCCTTATCGATGTTACGTGCGCTGCGTCGCTCCAATTCCATGCGTATCTTCTGCTCTGCTTCGTCGTCATCAGGATTCATCAAAAGCAAAGCCTTTACACTCTCACGGGTAAACGTCTCCGGTAGCGTAAAAAAAGGCTGCTCGGTCGCCACTCCTCGAATGTCATCGGCGATCTCGTGCAATTCATCATGTGAAAGATACTCAGCCTTAAACATGTGAATGTCAGCTTGTGGGCGCTTCTTTAGCCACGCCTTAAACGCCTTCACCTCTGCACGTTTAGCGGCATCAGTTGTAGGACGAAAGCCAAGCGGATTTGGCAACAATTCGTGAAATTTACCAAATATAAAACTTAATGTATTTCCACCAATTGAAAGATACAGTTGATCGAAAAACATCTCATCTTTAGGTAATGCTAACATCGGAGTTGTCGTGTCTTTCGTTACATAACCAAGTGTAACATGTGGCTGGTATCCATAGTCAGATGACGACTCGAACCCAGCCAAGCGC